GTACGGGGCTGTAGGGCGTGTCGTTGATGTGCAAACACCAGGGCGGCTGCCACGAGCGTTGTTAGATATTGCCATTACGAATCTCCTGTTGATGTGCCGAAACAATAACGCTTAACTTTTTCTTTGTCGCATCACTGTGCTTAAACCCAAGCATGGTCTTAACATCAGGTCGTAAGTTCAAACAATCATCATTGTCAAACCATTGGTCAATGTAAAACTGTTCCCTTGCTTCCAAATCAGACGGGTTGCAAAACTCCATCACCTCAGCGTCAAATGTTTGGTATTTGTCAAACGAAGATTGAACATAGGCATTGACGTGTTTCCCAGTGCCAAGTTTGCGGGTGTGTTCTTTCATTCTTTTGTTGAAGTTAATTGCCGAACCAATGTAAAACTTCGGTCCGATAGTGATGCAGTAAATACCGCAAGCATGGTTTGTTTTTTCATCTAGTGAAAGGTTGTCCCAATTTTTACGGATGACTTCTGCGTTGTTCTTTTCAGCAAAGCGATGTCGTGCTTCGTTTTTTAATTTGAGGTAATGCTCACGATTGTTCAGTCGGTATGTTGCTGTTCTTGTTGCGTTGCATGGTTTGCAGTATGAGGCTCGCTTGCCACATTTGCGGATAGTGAAATTGGTTTTGGGTTGTTCTGTTTTGCAGCCTGGGCATTTATGTAACCCAGTTGAATTATTACTAATAGCCATTATGAGTTCCTATATCCATAGACACGAATAGTTCCACCAGTCATAGTTCCTGTTCCAGGAAGCAAATCAAACGATGTTGAAGAAGCAGCGTTTGAGTCTCTACCGCTTCCACCGCCACCATATTCATGCCCAGAAAATCTAGTAGTCATGCGTGTAGCAATAGACGCAGCAAAAGGATTAAAAACATCTACCAACAATTCGGTTCTTCCCGTGTTGCTAACTAACCCAATGTCAAAATAACTTGATGACCCCCCTGTTGCGCCGTTAATTGTTGAAGAACCTGTAGCGGTGTAAAACCAAACTCCAGCATGTGTTGTCCCCGTTGAGCCATTGCCTCGCATGTAAAGCCTTGAACCGTGATTAGAAAAAACACTTGATATTTGAATTAAATAGTTATCATAGGTTGCGCTAAAAGCGTTTGTAATCGTAACGCTAGAAACAGTAGAACCAACTGTGGTAACACCATTGACTGTTGTGCCACCTGATGTGCAAGTAGCAGTAGTAATCAGTTCCAAACCTTGCGGGTTTTGTGCAGGACTATTCGGGATAACCCAAGCCGTACCATTCCACACAAGCAACTGGTCCGTGTCCTTCTGAAAAATCACTTGACCCTCGTAAGGTGATGCAGGTCGTGCGGCTGTGTTGTCGATAACGCCTGGTTTGATTAGTGAACTAGCACCGATTTGTTGTGTGATACCCATTATGCACCTGTCCATTCTTCAGCGGTGTTACCTTCAGCAACCCACGCAAAATAATCTGCGTGCATATAGTTACTTTCATCAGGAATAAAAACATTTCTATTTCCACCATCAAAAAACATCACATAATCAATGTCGTCAATAACAATTGAATACCACATCACAACTCCGAATCACATATTAAAACGCCACTAAGATGACTGACAAAAGCCATGCGTAATGTTGTCAAACCAGTAAATGTATTCCAAATAATTCTTACTGACCTCACCGTATTATAATACGCTGAAATGGCTGTTGAACTGCCAGTATAGTTTGCAACTGTATCGGTCAAAACTGGTGCTGCGCTCATTGTGGCAACTGGCGCAACACGCATTTCAACTGGCAATCCAGTAGTGCCATCAGCACCAACAGATGAACTACACAAAACAGACCAACCCAACAATCTTTGGTAATACCGTTGGCACAGTGCTAGTTCTACACCGTATGGTCGTTGTTCAAACGGGGTTGGCTGGTAGTTCTGTTCCAACTGCACACCCCAAAAATCAAAAGTGTTGTTCTGCAATGGAACAATATTTAAACCACTACTAGCAGAAACCCATAACTGAAATTCAAGAAAACTACTTGACCCAATGGTTTTACCAGAAATTGAAGGAAGTGTAATGTTTGCGGTAAATCTTTGCCAACCCGTACTTAATGTAAAAAGACTAGACAATGCACCAACAGAGGAAGAACCACCTGTGCCAAAGTTTTGTGACAAACCAACCCTCACCTGAGGCGTACCGCTACCGCTTTTTGCCCAAAAAGAAACTGTTACAGTTTGTCCAGCGCAAGTGCGTACATCTTCTATCCTTTGTTGTAAAGATGCATAACTAATGTCTGATGCTTGGCTTACCGTGACTATTCGTGCAAAATTTATTGGCTCTTGTCCTGGTATTTCGTTACCAGCAGTAAATGTTTGTGCTGAATATGTCGTATTGCCAAAATGAAAACTTCGCCAACGGTCAAACCCATATGTAGTAGAGGTAGTCGTACTGGTAAATGCTCGTTGATTGATACCAAAGTCGCCGTTGATGATTTTGTTGCGGAACCCTAAGCCAGCAGGCAACAACGCAGACGAACCCAACGCAGAAGAAATAGCCATGCTAAATCTCTCGGTCCCAACCAGTGATAGTCACAGTCACCTTAGAAGCCGTATCAGATAATCCCTGCACAGTCTCCGTTGCTTCCAACACCAAACCAGTATCCAACACAACCGTGTCGTAACCAGCCACAGGCAAATTATATGTGAAGCAATTAGCCGCAGTAGCCGCTGTACCACGAGCAAGAGTTATCAACCTGTCCACCCCATCCGTGTTGCAAATTACTATCTGCTTAATTGTGTACTGACGACCCGAAGGCACAGTAAACAAAGTCGTCGTTGAAGTACCCACCTGTGTAGGTACGCTCAACATTTTTGGGAATACATCACCACTAGCCATTAGAACTCCATGTTCATCATTGTGTAAGTCATTAGATTACTTGTTGTTTGTGTTGGTGCGGACGGTCCAGTCGCACCCGTTGGTCCTGTTGGTCCTGTCGGTCCTGTCACTGTAGATGCTGCACCTGTCGCACCAGTTGGACCTGTGGGTCCTGTGGGTCCTGTCGGACCTGTAGGACCTGTGGCTCCATCAACCCCGATGATGCCGTTTGTTCCAGCGGGACCTGTCGGACCTGTAGGTCCTGTGACCGTGCTGGCAGCACCTGTTGCCCCTGTGGCACCAGTCGGACCCAGCGGTCCAGTAGGACCCGTAACAAGACTGTCTGCGCCTGTAGCACCAGTTGGTCCAGTCGGACCCTGGACACCCTGAGGACCAGTAGGACCTGTCACGAAAGAATCAGCACCAGTAGGACCTGTAGGTCCAGTCACCGTTGAGGCTGCACCAGTTGGACCTGTCGGACCTGTTACGAAAGAATCAGCACCAGTCGGTCCTGTAGGTCCTGTCGGTCCAGTAACACCCTGGATACCTTGCGCACCAGTCGGACCCGTAACACCCTGAATACCTTGGGGACCTGTAGGACCTGTAGGTCCTGTAGCACCCAACGGTCCAGACTGTGAAGTAGAAACAACAGTGACAGTTCCCGAAGTAATCAACCCTACGGTTTCGGTTGCCCTTGTAACAATGATGTTAGTTGTAGCCATTGCTACCTCGTCACATCAGCAAGAACCGTGACTGTGCCCGCTAAGATAGTGGAGATAACACTTGAAGCATTTTCCTGTAAATCCCAGAAGTAAAGCCCAGCCGACAAAGCAGCAGAAGATGTCGCACTTAAGACACAGGTGACTTGACCTGCTGCGCCATTGGTTACGGTACAAGTGAACGATGCTTTGATGGTGGTGGAGTCCTGCTGGGTACGAATCTGAGATAAGTATGTGCGTCCTGTGATGTCAACGGCTGTAGACCCGTCAGTCGTGATAGTCACAACGAGGGTTTCTGTATCACCACGAGTGATAATTAGGTCTTGGTCAGCGGGTTGAGCCATACAGCAAAGATTGTAGCATTAAACAACATATCCCGCATCCTTCAATACATCATGGACATTCTCAGAAACAACATAGATTTGCCCTGGTTGTAGACTGTAGGACTCGGTGCCGATGTCTGCTTTGACTTTGCGGTTCACTTGGATTTCAACAGTAACTTTGGGGGGTTCCCACTCTGGGTTGTCTAGCAGGGTGCCTTCAGGGATGAGTGACAATAGTTTGCGGGTGGCGTTAGACCATGAGAAGGCTTTGGTTTCGGGGATGCGAGAAATAGCAACTTGTTTAATGGAGCCACGGTTGGTGTATGCCTCCATCATTAGTTCTTCCAGTATCTTCTGGTTGGGTTCATCCCACAGCCCTGTAGTCTCCGCTTTGGATTTACCGCATGGAACTACCCCGAAGGCAAGATGGGCGAACTGGGCTTGTCCTGTGCTGTCTGACACGATTGTAGGGATACCGCTGGCAATAGCCTGCAACGGCATCAGCCCAAATCCTTCGCCACGAGCGGGAGCCACAAAACAATCTGCTTTGTTGTACCAAGACCGTTGTTCTTCTGGGGTCATCCATGTTCTGTTGAGAAACACTTTGTCGCCAAGATTGTGGCTAGGGACATCTTGTGCATGGGGGGCTGCTTTGATGTGTAGTTCAGCGTCGGGAAGATTTAATGCGTTGAAGGCTTTGACAAGGATGTCCATTCCTTTGCGTTTCCATAGCGACCCGCCACCTTGGAAACGAAACACCCCATCAGGTTTAGGCATTGGTTTCCAAAATTTATGGTCCACCCCTAATGGGCAGTAGGAAACATCGTTATGAAACTGACTGAACAGTTCTACATTATGTTCGCACGGGACAATCACCTGGTCAAACTGGCTTAACCAATTACAAAAATTATCAGGCAACTCATCGGTTTCCCACATAGAAAACAAAACCCGATGCTGACCCGTGAACCAACCCTTACACGCATACGGGACTTGCATGTGGACACTCACAGAAGCATGGTCATCCAATGTTACAGACTTAGGAAGCGAATCCTTAAAACCTTGAAGCATGGAACCATACCCCAACCTAGGGTCATCAAACCCTTTCCAAGATTGATAGTTCACAACGGTGCGGGAGTGCCTTCAATTTGGTGGCGAGAAGTAGCCAACTGCTCAACAGCATGACAGCCATCAATCGTTTTAGGTTGCAGCCCTTCTTTGCGGAGACGCTTATATGCAGGCATATCTTTAGACCAGTTCTTTTCACGCTGGTTAATATGAGACACCGCTTCGCCTTTGGTGGTGGTGGAGTTAGACCCCATCTGAACCCCTGCTACTCGGCATCCGAAACAACCCTCAACATCCAAACCTGGATGTGTTTCCCTATGCTTCAATGTAGTCTCCGTATCCCGCAGCCCGCAGGTCTGCTTCTTCTTGTGCTGTGATTGGATGGATGTGACCACCGTGGTAGGTGATAGCAACATCTTCTTGTTCTGATGGTTGGAACTCAGTGAAGGAACCATCGTTCATTTTGAACACATTGCGTCCACGCCTACCAGGTCTTAAGACAGCAAGGATGCCACGCTCTCCTGGTAATGCCCAGTTCACATAGTTATCTGTGGGCGGTCTGAAGGTAGTCATGTCTTAAGAATAGCAAAAGCCCCCACCTTTCGGCAGGGGCTTCCGCTTAATTCCTTGTCGGAAATTATTAGGCGTTCGCACCAATGCTGGACGAAGACTCAATACGACGAAGGGCTTCCTGACGGAATACTGCGTAACCAACGAAGTGCTTCCAACCGACTGGGCGGAAACGCTGGAGCAAGTCTGTGACTGTTCCGTAAACGATGGTTGGCTGTGCGCCATACTCGCCACCCATAGATACAGCCTTGGCAAGAGCCTGCTGTCCCATGATGAGGGTTCCGTATGCGTCAATTGTTCCTGATGCACCAGAGTTGTCTGATGCGTTTGCGAACAGAGGGGCACGAGCCGACTCCATGAAGCGTACGCCTTCAAACATACCAATTTCACCGTTGTAAAGAGGCATTGCGTTGGTGTACTTGTATGAGTCACGCCAACCAGAAGCGTCTGTAATACCACGAAGGTCGTACGAAACATCTGGGTGGATGAAACCGACATAGTTGCCACCGATTGTTGGAACATTCGCTCCACGCAATTGAGCCACTGCACGACGGATGTCTTTAGCAGTAAGGGTGTCATCAGTGTTGATTGTTGTACGGCTAGATGGGGCTACTGCACCACCTGTTGCGTAAATAACATTCGTTCCAGCCTGGACAGCGTTACGAGCGATGGTGTCAATTGACAAACCAGCGTTGTAACCAACAGCGTTAGCGGCTACTGGGTCCACAGGAAGGAATGAAGATGCACGCAACTTAGCGGTTGTTACCGTTGCGTTACCGTATTCTTCAAGGGTCACAGTAACTTGTGCGTCGCTCATTGCGACTGGAGTTACATCTTCTGCTTCACCAAGAGCAGTGGTTGCTGCTGCAAGGTCTGCGAAGACTGTGAACTTAACGGATGCACCTGGGTTAGTTGCGTTTGTTGCTTGAACATCTGCGAACTGGTCAAAGTACATTTCTGGACGAAGGGCAAAGTATGCCAACTTCTCAAAGGCAACCTGGTCAACATTGAGGTTGGAGGTGCCTGTTTCTGCTGCGTAATAATCAGCCATTTGGGTTTTTCCTTAAATTTTAGAGGGGGGTTTGGTTAACCAAGGTTGATACCTTGGGCTTGTGCCTCTGCAAAAATGTTAGAAATTTCTTCTGCTGACTCAGCGTCCCTGATTCGTTTAACCCAAGATGGTCCTTCAGATGCAGTCTCGGCTCCAGCGGCAATCCTGTTGGATTGCTGCCATGCTGCCTTGTCTGGGTCTACCTGGACAGGTTGGGGTGTAATCAGTTGTGCTTCTTCTGCGGCTGCCCTGATTGCTTCTGGGGTTAGGTCACCGTCGTATCCTTTAACGAAATACTTGGCTTGTGGTGAAGCGGGGTCTATCCCTGCTTTTGCAAAAGCCAACTCTCGTTGGGTTACTGCGAACTCTGCAACTTGTTTGCGTAGTTCTTTGGCTTCCTTTTCCAGTTGCTTCATCCTTGCACGAACTGGGTTCGTTTCAGATGCTGGCTGGTCGTAGTCGTCTTCGTTGAAATCTTCTTCAAAGTTTGACATATGGCACTCTCCTTAAGTCCACATCACAACGGAGGGCTGTGATGGCTACATATTTACACCCCATGTGACTCTACGGTATCGGGGGATGTCCCGTAGGTTTCAGCCATCGGCTTACGGATGAAACAATAGCACACTATTGTCCTACTGTGCGTAAACCTGTGATTCCTTGTTGTGATTCTGTTAATCCGCCACCTTCTGCGAAGGCTGCTTTTCGTTTTGCTTGGCGTTGAGCGATGCGTTGTGCTGCTGCTGCGTTGGTTCCAAATACTCCAGCAATTTGTTCTTCTTGGGTGATGGCAGTTTCGCCTTGAGTCATAGGGTTAAACAGTTCTTGTGTTTCCGCAAGTTGTGCAAATCCTTTTTGTGCTGTTGTCTGGCTAATGCCACGGTTGACCAGTTCTTCTGATTGGGCGGCAGTAAGTTGAAGACCTTGTTCACGGGCAGCGTTGGCTCGTCTTGCAGCCTCAGCCTTCTTAACAGCCTCTGACTGTTTGAACCTAGTCGGGTCAATGAGGAACGCTGCAATGTCATTATTTTCAAGACCGTATAGACGCTTCAGTTCGTCTTTGACTCCTGGCTCGGTGTCGTATACTGCTTTATAGCCTTGCTGGATACGGGTATCTAGTTCGTCTGCACGGACATCGTTACCAATGAATGATGCGAAGTCTTCTTGCGTATCGTAAAACCCTTTAGGCATGCCGTTGGTGCGGAGGGTCTGGTCAAACTCTTTTTCAATGTCAAGATAATCTTTTTCGCTAATGGGTTTGTAGCCATTCTTCTCCCGCAATGCCATACCCGCAAACCGCTTCTTATATAGGGGAGTGTCCTTAACAGCACGGAACATACGCTCCTCACCATACTGACCACTAAAAATAGTTGGGTCATCCTGCAAAGCAGCGTCAAGATTAGTAATCAAAGAGTCCAAACCAAACTGCCGAAGGAAATCAATTGCATCATCTCTTGCTGACATTACGCCGTCTTTCCAAATCCACGAGCCAACGATATGGCTAAGTCACCATACGCTGTTTTTGCTTCATCTGTATTCTGCCACTCAGGGAGAGTGCGAAGATATTTATTCCATTCCCACAAATCCATCTGGCGATATTCACCAGTCTTTGTATCCTGGAAATTCAAAGCCTTATTCCATTTGTCCTGGGTCCAGTCAATTTGGCTTGTATCAACAGACTTGCCAAGGATTGACTTTGCTTGTTGTGTATAGGCATACATTGCGGTCTCAACATCCTCGCCCTTGTCAAGGGCTGGCTGCAAGGAACGGAACTGGGTACGAGCAGAGCCACGCATGGTGTCCTCAAACTGGACCTCACTCTTTTGACCAGTGAGAATTTGCTGTGTCCAACTACCAATCATTTCTTCTGATGGTTTCTGGAAATACGCTGCTGCCTTAGAACGAAGGTTGCGACTAACAGATGACTGTCGTAAGTCAGCCGTTCCTTGTGCCCCACCAAGCACGGAAGTTGCTACTCGCTCTGAACCTAAAGCATTTAATTTCTGCTGGTCTGACCAACCAAACTTGATTGAGTCAGTAGCAAGTTTACGCAAAGTCTCATCGTTGAAAGTAAAACCTAAGTTGGTTGCGTTAACTCTTAATTCTTCAATAGAAGAAACGACTCTTGCTTCTGCTGTGGCAGGGTCAGTTGATTGTTGGACAGCCCATTCTCGTGCAGATTTCTGGGTGGTGCGATACCAAGATGTGTTTTGAAGTTTTGCATTCATCTTGTCTTCATCGTCTTGGTAACCCCCTGCAACTGCGTCGTCAATTACTTTTTTAACTTCAGCGTCACTGTTGTAAACATCCCACAACGAACCAAATTCTTCTTGAATGTTTTTTTGTGCTTCTTCTGAAATTGTTTTAGTTGTATCCCCAACTTTTTTAGTGAGTGTTGCTGTGCGTACATATTTGCCACCCTTAAATGTGAACTTAACATTCTTGGAGTTTGTGTATGTGTCACCTTCAATTGCTTTTACTGGTTTTGTATTTCCGTAATCTCTTGGCTTGCGACCAGCATCGTTATTGGTTTTGTCTGTGTTGCTTGCGTTAGAAGGCTGTGGTACAGCAGTATTTGTTTTAAGGGCTGCCAAAGTATTGGAATAATCCTGCTCGGTATACAAACCATAGCCAGGTACCTTCCACCTATTTGTCCTAGGGTCCAACTTTGCTTTAGCAAAAGCATCCAACTGTTTCTTAGCCGCACCTGGTGCTTCTAAGTTGCCAGCAGGAAGAACATCAAATGGGTCATCAGCAAAGATGTCTTTTGTTTCTACCTCTGCACGGGCTTTCTTGTCGGCTGCAGCACGGCTTAAACCAAGGACAACCATGTACGCATCAGAACGATTCATCACCCAGTCAGCCTGTTGTTTTGTAACTTGTCCCTCAGTAGGGGCAGGCGGTCTAGTTGTTGTAGTAGTTGTCGCAGGTGCGGGTGGTCCAAGCGGGGCAAGGGGACCAGAGTTATTTTTTTTCTTAGCAGCCATTACATGTTCTCCATAAGTTTCGCTACATTACTAATAGCAGATAAGTATTTGTATCCCTCAGATTCAGCACCGTACTTTTTTTCAATACGATTCTTAAAAAATACTTCAGTGCTAGGAGCAGACATACCACCAGACGCTTCGGTCTGTTGGCTTGACTGGTAAGCCCTTGAAAACCTGGATGATTCTTCAGCAGATAACTTGCGTCCAATGGTTGACAGTGCAGTTCGGTTTGCTACTTCAACAAGGTCCTCAGTAGAGGACGGTCTGAAACCTGCACCTCTTCCCGCTGATGGTGCACTTGTAAACGGTGATTGTTTTACTGAAGTAAGAACTTTGTTCCAAGGGGCACCTGTCAAGTTTGAAGCGTACATTAGTCTATAGACTGCTGTTTCATCTTCGTCAGATAAACCACCGCCTGGTTTGTCATCACCCTTATACCATCCACGCTCGTAAAGAGTTTTAAGAAAAGTTTTTCTTGCAACTTCATCTGTCCCGTAACTAGCAAGGAGTTCACGAGGGTATGTGTTTAGGTTGTAGAAAGCGGTTGTTGCCCCGTTGTCAGTAATACCAGAAGTGGTAGCACCTTTAGGAATAAAGTTTTCGGATACTCCAGTGTTGGAATATGTGGCAGATGCAGAACCGCCCGTTGGTATTGGACCTGCTGTTGCTTGATAGTTTGCAGGAGCCACAGAAGGGGTGGCAGGAACAGTTGTCCCAGTTGTAGGTGCGCTAGGTGTTTGTTTTTTTGCTGCCATTATTCCATCTCCTGTGAAAGTAGTCTGTCGTATACCTTACCGAAGTCAGGGGTTTGTTCGGTGAGTGTGCTGGCATAAGAATATAGGTATTCGTGAAGGTCGCCAAGTTCAGAAGATGCCAGTGAAGGGAATCCCCGCCTGTTTGCTTCTGCCAGTGCTTGGTTGCGAATTTGCTCGTAGTAGTTGACAGCCGTTGCGACATCATTATTTTGTAGACCTTCAGTTTTTGCAGCCTCAAACAAAGAAGTGATGTCACGGGAAGTTTTGCCTGGGTCAAGGTTCATCTTGCCAAACCCAGGGTACTTAGCAATGATTGCCAGTTTGTAGTTTGCAAGATATGCCCGTTGGTCTTTGTTCATCTTAGGACCGAACTCTGATTTCATATCGTTATAGAAAGCCATGCCGATTGCTTTTTGAGAAACATCAATCATTTCACTTGGGGTCAGCCTGGTGCGGGCACCTGTTGCTAACTGTCGGGTATAAACTTCAAAGTCAAAGTCTGTTCCTGACGGACCAAAGAACCCAGCAATCTCTTTGTATTTACGGAACAAACTTGAGTTGCTGCGTTCAAAGTTGCCGAATTCTTTTGATGCCCCTAGACCGCCCATGTCGGTGGTTGTTTTGTTTGACAGATAGATGAAAGCGTTTTCACCAAAGATTTCAATGAAGCGCAAAGCGGCAGTGTCGGGGTTGTTTTCCCGTAGTGCTTGGAGTGCTGTTGCTAACCCAGCGGTGTGGACATCCATGCCATCTTTTACTGCAACATTGAAATCAAAGTCTCCTGCTGCTGGACCAGTGAATTGTATTACGCCACGGATAATAGAAAAGGCTCGTGCCTTATCTTTTGCCTCATCCTCTAAACGGGCTTTATCGTCAACATTGGACAAGTCATACTTACCTGATGCAGCCAAAGCCTGCATCGTCTCAGCATAGGTATTAGCAAAGAAACGACCATTGCCAGTGATGCCCTCATATATTTTTGTTACCCATGTCGGAATAAAAGTATCACCAAAGTTTGTTCTTTCCCCATAAGGCAAAAGCATTTTACGAACAAAGTCTTGCTCTGGAACATTTTTCAAAATAGCACTGGTTGCCATTGTCATGACTGGTCCCAAGCCTGGACGGTAATCAAGACCAGGTGCTAAACCTTTAACACCAAAAGTAAAATCTGTATTTATGCCTGTAGCCATTTTGGTTAGGTAACCAGTAAGCGGAATGGACATGCTGTACTTGCCTGTGCTTGGGTCTTTGAAAAAGATGCCACGACCATCGCCGTCTGGGTCTGCTTCACGCCCGTTTTCAACAGCGAACTGTAGTTTACGGAAGTTGTCTGGGTTAGGCAGATAACCAAGTGAGCCACCTGCTACTGGGACTGTGAAGAACCGAGACATACGACCAAAGAACTCAGCCTGTTGTTGTGCGAATGGGGTAATAAGACGCATAATATCTGTACCGTTTCGGCGTTCAACAGCGTTGTAGAAAGTTTTTTTGTATTCATCAACTGCTGCGGCAGATGCCCAACTTGATACTTCGTTGGCGTTCAATGTCCCATATAGTTTGTCTGGGTTTGCTTTAAGGTCTTGAAGTTTGTTCCATACTTGAGGTGTTAAGTATTGTTCTGGCTTAGAACCTTCTGTTGCAGCACGGGCTGTTAGGTCATCAATGATTTTATTCAGAGATGCTTCATCAAGCGACTGAGCAAGTTTTTCTATTCGTTGGTAATAAAAATCTCTAAACGCTGGGGAGCGTTCAAGTTTTGAAATTGGTTCTGTATAAAGAGTTGAGTGAAACTTGTCAACCAACATGTCCATTGACTTAGCAAGTTGCTTCATTGCTGGGTTGTTGGTGTCACGGATTTCTCCTACAACATACCGTGGCATGCGAGGGTCCATATAAATCTTTTTGTTTCTTAACACTGATTCAAGTTGAGGTGTTAGATTCCCTGCGCCGTCAAAAGCAAATGGCTCTACAAAGTATTCAGAACCACGAGCAGTTTTTGTTTCACTAACTATATTAGCCAAGTAAGTTTCTTTTACTTGTTTGCCGTTCTTAAGTTTTGTTCTTGTCACTTCAACACGACCACCAACTTTAAGGTCGCCAACAATTTTTTCACCAGGTTTAATTCTTTGGGCACGCTTAGTAAGACGACCCTGTGCAACAATGTCTAATAGTTCAGGATGGTTTCCAGTTATTTTTTGAAGACGGGCACCGTTTGATTCCATTAAACGCTTTAGGTTCCCTGGAACACGCATATCAATTTTTTCAAATTTGTATGTTTGTGTTGCATTGTCCCATACTTCTTTCCCTTTTTTGAATTCTCCTTCAATTTGCTTAAACCACATGCCTGCATCTTTGTCGCCAGATTTAATTAAATCAACAAGTTCATCAACGCTTTTGCCTTCTGCCATTCGGCGTGTAGCCCAGTCAGCGTTAAGTTTTCCAATCTCATCACCGTGCGCTCGTGCGACAGCGTTATCAACTACATCAAGACGGCGTTCATAACCAGCGAACTGTCCAATCCTGGCTGCTCTTTGACGGGCAACAAGAGGGTCCTTGTAGTAGGCAGAAATTTGGGAACCTAAAACATTGCGGTAATCCGACAATGATTCATCAAGGTTTTCTACGGAACCAGGAATTTTCCAACTCTTACCTTCCAAAGTTTCTTGACCTACTTTGTGGTTTACATAACCCATCCATTGAAATGGGTGATAGAAAACGCTTGTTCCTGTTTTGCCTGACAATGCAAGAGATATTTGAGAGTCAACAGTGTTGCGTACAAAGTTGCCCAATGTTGCAGTGATGTACTTACGCCACACTTGCTCTTGGATGAACTCTGCTGCTGCGAAAGGCATGCGTAATTCACCAGCCTTGTCAAGGTTTATAAGGTTTGGGTCTGATTTGTTTTTAACCCACAGCCAGTTAAAGTTGTTTGTTAAACGCCGAACCTGTTTAGGGTCTGGAATAATAAATTCATGTTTTCCAAATTCGGAAGTTAATGTTCCACCAACATATATTCGTGCGTCAGCATCAGGTGGTAAACCATGTAAAGCACGGTAAGCACCATCGTCTGTTTTGTTTCCAAGAATGTCAAGGCTATTGGCTTTAGCACCTTCTACATAATCACCATGCACTTTGTAAAGTTCATCAACAAGTTCTGGTGCTGTACCAAAAAACTTCATTGAATCTTTTGCTTCAAAAAGAAGGTCGTCATAAAACTGTGCAATCTTTTCTGTGTCTTTAGAAAGTAAAAGTTCACCTGCACGGTTAATATAATTAGCCTGCTTTGTAGGGTCAACCTTAAATAGTTTCAATGTTCTTTCAACGGTGTCAAGTTGACGGATTTGGTCACGGGGGGTTTCAGCCTGGAACAAGTTAATGTTGTGCGATGGCATCTTTGCAAAGGTGCGTGACACTCCCTCACCAAATGGCATTATATCAATGTATTTATTGCGCTGGGCAAGAGACCTATATGTTCTGCGTCCACCACCAACTCCTGCGATGTTAGAAACCTGTGTACCTAAAACATCAAGTACGCCAGCCATTACTTCTTCTTCTGTCTTAGCGGCAGCAAGTCTCATGGTTGTTGCAGGGTCTAACTTCCCACCCCATAGTTTGTGTGTCTCGGCAAAATCGTTTGTTTCTGCGGTGCGTTGGATAATGCGACGACCAAAATCTGTTCTAAAGAATCTGTTGCTTTGTTCAATGTCAATGCTGTTGCCGACGATACCCACATTGGCACGCATGGCTGCTCGTTCTGTTGCGTTCGCAGCAGTAGTCATGACTTCTTTGCTGCCCTTGCCTACGATACGGGAGGCTGCACCCACTCTAGAAAGGACATCGGCACCAGTGTCAGTTTGACTTACGGCAGATAAACCTTTACCTACAAGTCCAAAGCCTTTGGATATGTCAGCACCTTCTTCAACAGCCCGTGCCGCTTTACCTACTGCGCCTATTAGTGGGATAGAAGGGATTGCAATAGCGACGGCTGCATCAACAGCACCAGATAGTAAACGGTATGCGTTTGTGTCTGGTTCAAGAAAGGTTGATGCTAGACCACGACCAATAGTAAATGCTTCACCGTTGATTGTGCCACGGTATCTCCGTGCCCTAGCCGATTGAAGTTCTTTTGCTTTGCCACCGATAAAGAAACCATCACCAGCATCCTCATCATCAGCAATAAGGGAGCCTAGGTCTGTTGAGATAAACCAACCGCCGATATCCCCACCTTCGTCAGCGATTTGTGCTGCAGCGCCGACAACCGTTTGAGGTATGAACTCTAAACCAGCCATACCATAACGAGAAGCAGTTTTAATTTTGTCCGTAACATTGCGGTCAATCCAAGATTTTTTCTTTGGTGCTTTAGGTTGCACATCCAAAGGGGCAGCAGTTAAAGCAATCTGTTTAACCTGTTCATCAGTCAGGTTTGCTTTAGCGGCAGCAAGTTTTACACCTGGGGCTAAAGATGGGAACTGGCTATGTAGTTGACCTACACGCAATGCCTGCTCTGGTGTGCCTGTAATAGCCATCTGGCGACGGCGTTCATTTTCTGCGGCGATTGTTGCCCATATAGCATCTTCGTTTTCAGCAGGTTGCATTACAAACCATTGTACTTGATTGCAGACAAAAGACCTTCAAGGTCATCGTTAGGGTACATGCGGTACAAGGTTTCAAGTTCTTCAAGAACTGGGTTAGACATAGGAAGAATTGATGGTCTGTTGTTCATGATAGGAGCCATCATGTCTTCAGGGCGTTGAGTTGGTGCCATCATGTCAACAACTTGCCCAGCAACAGGGCGGTTAACAGGTGCAGAAGGTTGAGGTGCAGACATTGGAGAGGCACCCATAGGTACTGCTTGTTGTGCAGCCATTTGTTTTCCTGCTTCACCGTATGTTTGACCTGTTGCAGCCTTTGCAGCAATTTTTCCTGCGGGGTTACGCAGGTCAGAACGGTTTGGGTATTCAGCCATTATGCTCCTCCGAGTTGACTAGCAAGACTTAAGACACCACCTGGTGAACCTGGCTGTGCTTCTGCTCCTGCTGGTGCTCCACCAAGACCACCAAGAAGGGACTCTAACGATGCAGGTCCGCCACCACCAATAGGTTGTTCAGCACCCATACCTGGCATAGCCAACCCTGGCATTGTTTCAGGTGAACCCGCTGGTGCTTGTGCAGCCTGTCGTTCTTGTGCTCGTTTCTGTGCAGCCATGATTGCTTGTGAAAGATTCATCTTGTTTGATTGTACTTGCGATGCGATGTATGCAAGGTCGTCTGGTTGGTATGGACCGTTAGGGTCGGCTGCTTGTGCCTGAATAGAAGACAACAATGCTGCTTCAATACCTTCAGCGACGAGACGGTCCTTCTCTAGTTCTGGGTCTGAGATGAGAGGGTCTGCTTCACGGGCTGATTCTTTAGACATAAGTCCTGTACCGAGACGCTGACCAAGACCAACAATGAGACTGTTCACATCGGAACCTGCTGCGGAATACGCAACATAGTGGAAGTCTGTTTCCCATAGTTTGTTTGGTGTGTAATCTTTAATGCCGCCGCCCATACCTGGCATGAAGAATGATTTAGAACTGGCACCCCAATAGGCTTTTTCAATAGCGATAGCGATTTTGTCTTCTTCAATCATGGATGATGCAAAGATTTCTTGTGCTTCTTGTACTCGGAAGTCTACGGTTGCTGCCAATACACTGTCACCACGGCGACCTGTACGGATGTTGGTGCCTGATTCTCCACCGAACTCTGCAGGGATTGCACCTTCAAGACGCTCTTGACGCTCTAAACGGTCTAGTGCTGTGTCTGTTTTATAGCCAGGATTGGACTGTTGTATTTGAATATCTCCACCCTTTACAACACCTAACTGCCCTGTTTTGCCGTCAGCGATTTGAATAATCTCTGGGTTTTCTCCTGGTCGTGCAACAAGGTATTCATCTGGGAAGATGCCACGCTCAATAGCAATTTCAGTGAGGGCTTGCAATCTTGCACGGGTGTAGTACATACCAAGTAGACCATCAAACTGTCCGTGTGGTTTATCAAGGGTGATGCGTTGAGGGACAATAACGAGTGGCATCCCTGTGCGGTTGCTTACACGGGATAGTTCTACCGATGGGGAACCAAAGTAGGCACTGCCACTGATAGGGTCACGCTCTTTTTCGTAGCCCATAACAAGGGTAACTACTTCGGTTTCGCATACATATTCCAACACAGTGAACATGTCATCTGGTTGTGGTTGTCCTACACGCAGTGTGCCGTTAATCATTGGACCAAAGTTTTGGGTTAGCCATGCGTATGTACGGCTATAAGAGAAAATAACATTGTCTGGTACTGGGTTGTCAATGTCTGAAACTGGTGCAGGGAAGGTATCTAGTGGGTTGCGTAACTGCCACTCTGGGATTCGCTTATCAAAGTTAGGTTTGATATAGATAGGTGAGTTGCTGTATGCAAGTAAGTGGCGGGCACGGCGACGCATCTTCATGTTCATGCGGTTCTGGTCCCAAATGGAAAGCATTGCACGCTTACGGTCACGAGCCATCTGCATTGAACGGTCTGAACCTTCACGCAATGCAGGGAAATAAGGCACTGGCATGGTGCTTGATACACGCATACTCATCTGGTCAAGACCTTGTACCAGTAGGTTTGCAACAGAAGATTTAGTGTTGCGGTCTAATTCGTTTAGTGGAACAACCACATCGCCGTTAGCAAGTTGGCGTACTT